GTCTTTACTGATCACGGTAGACGTTAAATAAAGAGATCCCGGTGTTGTCCAATGCTGGAGGTGTTAAGCCAAAATCAAAATGGACTGCTAAGTAAGATATACGCACAGCGATTAGGTTCTGCATTACCTATTCAATGTGGTCAGGCTGCTTAGTGGACTTGTACATACCCCTTTTTAGGGGAGGGTTTGGTCACCCAACAAAATAGCACTGTTATGTTGTCGATTGATGTGCCGCACATAATATTTATTAAATTACATTACTAATCTTTATACTATTTCTGAGCCAGAATCAGCTCAAAATGATTCACACATATCGTGCGATCCTCGCACAATTCATACTGTCGCATCTTTCGATGAAGATGATGAAGTCTTGCAACTTCGTGCTCGGGTCAGGGAGCTACGACAAAAACTTGACCGAAAGTACCGCCATGTTAAGCAGCTCACTAAACGAATTGAGCAGCTAGAAGGTATGATTTTGATCTCACATTCTGGTGTTGCATCTGATTCAGATGCTCCAGAAGGGCGCACAGAAACTTCAGTTGCGCCTATGTCTAAGCAGGGGATTACTGCATTCGCTGACCAAGATGCTGGTTGGTTGCAAACTGTTGAAGGAACTTATGATCCTACAATGGACCTTGCAAAGAATGACGACAGTACTTTGGGTTCGTTCTTGAAGCGTCCTCTCCGCCAGTCTGCACAGTCTTGGGTCGTTGGACAAGGGCTTTATTACAAATTTAATCCTTGGCAGGCATTCTGTGAGAATCCCTACGTTAGGGACAAAATCAAAAATTATCAACTCCTTCGAATGAAGTTACATTGTAAAATGGTTATTTCTGGTACTAAATTTCATTATGGTCGAGCAATCGTTTCATACAACCCTTTTACTAGGGGAGACGAGGTTACGGCCGATCGGGCGTTTATTTTACAGGATAATATACAAGCGTCGCAGAAACCTCACTTTTTTCTTAACCCGACTAAAAATACGGGTGGTGAACTCTGCTTACCGTTTTTCTGGGACAAGAACTATTTGGATATTCCCGCCGCTGATTGGACAGATATGGGAGACATTGTTATCAGGTCGTTTGGTAACCTTCTCCACGCTAATGGCGGTAACGACCCCGTTACTGTCACTATCTATTTGTGGGCTGAGGATGTTGTTCTCACTATGCCTACGAACTCCGATCCACCACTTGTTTCTCAAAGTGGTCGTCGCCGTGCTCGTGCTCTTAATTCTAGAGACCAGGGCAATTCGATTGCTTCTGATGAGTATGGCACTGGTATTATTTCTAAACCAGCCGCAGCAATTGCTAGAGCGGCTGGACAGTTGTCTTCACTCCCTGTTATTGGTCCGTACATGACAGCTTCGCAGATTGCAGCTGGTGCTACTGCTAATATTGCCAAAGTTTTTGGTTATAGCAGACCAGCCGTCATCACTGATACGCAGATTATGAAACCTTCGCCTACTGGTAATTTGGCATCTACTGATGCAGCCGATGCCGTCATTAAGTTGACGCTCGACAGCAAAGCCGAGCTAACGGTAGATTCTCGAACAGTT